AACGCACCTGTGTTCTTTGATGACCAATGTCCAAGTAATAAGATGTATTTCTTAAATACGGACTATTTATTCCTTCGTTCAGCTCAAGGTAGAGAATTTACACCTTTAGGTGAGAAGGCTTCTGTTAACCAAGACGCTATGGTATTGCCAGTTGTATGGGCAGGAAATATGACCTGTTCTAACAGAGCAAGACAAGGTGTCATACAAGACTAAGAAAGGATAAGTTATGGCTTATATAACTGGAATGGACAAAACTGAAGTTAGTGATACACCTACATTTATGGTCGGACAAAAGGGTATGGATGCAGCTGGAAACACCTTCAAATATGTTCAATACGATACTGGTGCTGGAAGTGTAGCAGCAGTAAGCGGACAAGTTGCTTATTACTACGCACCTTCCGGTGCTTCTGCTGGTGCAGTAAATGTAGTAACAAGTGATTTATCTGATTCTAATGAGGTAGGCGCTGGTGTTTTACAATCTGCTCCAACAGACGGACAATATGCTTGGATTCAGATAGGTGGAACAGCAACTCTATCTATTGCACTTACAGCAGGTAATGATGGAGACCCATTGACACCTACTGGTGCTGGTGATGGCACGCTTGATGTTACAGGAGATGTAACTTCACCTGTGTGTGCATTTGCTATAGATGCTTCAGCTAAAATAATTGCTTGTCAATTTGCTGGTTAGAGCATTATAATAGTGGGGGTGAAAGTCCCCCACACTAAAAGGAGGTAAAAAATGGCAGGAAATAGAAGAATAACAATATACAGAGACCCTACAAATAAATTTGATTTAGTAGAAATTAAATTAATAGGCGACCCAAATACTGTAATTTATAAAATGAAAGATAAAGAAGAACAAATCAAACAAGAGTTTCCTAATGATTATTATGCATATTACAAAAATAAAAAGCCTGTGGCAAAAGAAAAAAAAGAAACACCACTAACCAAACTAAAATCATTAAATAGAAATAAAAAAAAATTTTTCGAAATGGAAGGGATTACATCAGTAGAGCAATTAGCAAAATTATCTGATGGTGCTTGTCACGGACTGGGTAAAGATGTATTAGACCATAGAAAAGAAGCAAAACAATTTTTAGCAGGAAAAGATGCAAGACCTCAACAACCAGTGGTGGGTGAATGACATTATTATCAATATGCCAAGATGCAGCAAAAGAGATAGGAGTTCCTACTCCAACAGCAGTATTTGGTTCATCAGATACAACAAATATTCAATTAGTAGCAGCAGCTAATAGAGAAGGAAAAAATCTAGTATCTGGATATGATTGGCAAGTATTAATAAAAGAAGAACTACATACTACCATAGCAAATGAAAACCAAGGCTCTTTAACAACTATCGCTACTGATTTTTTACGATTTAGTAATGATACGATGTGGAACAGAACGACTGATAGAAAATATTATGGTCCTTTAAATAATGCACAATGGCAAAGATTAAAAGCAAGTGTTACAAGTGGTATAACAAATTATTTTAGAATAAGAGGTAACAGTTTATTGTTTAGCCCAACACCACCAGCTGGTGAAACAGTAGCTTTTGAATATATAGGTAAAAACTGGGTAGATACAACTGGTGATGGTAACGCTAATGCAACCAGTTATGCAGCAGATAGTAACACTACAATTTTAGATGAAGATATAATTACTCTAGGAGTGATATGGAGATTTTTAAAACAAAAAGGTTTGCCGTATGATAATCAATTTCAAGAATATAGATTAAAGTTATCAGAGTTACAGGCAAAAGATGGTGCAAAACAAATCATTCGTATGGCTGGTCCTAATAGGCTATATTTACCAGTTAACGAACCAGAAGGAAACTTTTCACTATAATGCCAATTAAAAAAGTAAAAGGTGGTTATAGATTTGGAAATAAGGGTAAAACATACAAAAGCAAAAAAAAAGCTCAAAAACAAGCAAAAGCAATTTATGCTTCTGGATATAAAGGCAAAAAATAATGGTAGTATTTAACCCTACAGGTGAAAGTACATCATTAGCAGCGCCTATTGGTGGTTTGAATACAAGAGATGCTGTGGATTTAATGCCACAAACTGACGCTATACGATTAGATAATTTTTTTCCCGGAAGCACAGACGTTAGTTTAAGAAAAGGTTTTACAAATCATAAAACTGGTTTTGCTTCTAAAGTAGAAACTTTAATGTCTTATCATTCACCAACAACAAATAAATTATTTGCATTTAGTGGCACAGAAGCTTATGACGTTTCTAGTTCTGGTGCTATAGCTTCTACTTGGGACACTGCTAGTTGGGACACAGCAAGTTGGGCAAGTACATCAGATTTACCTGTATTAACAAGTTTATCTAATGCAAGATGGGAGTTTGTTAATTTTACTACTTCTGGTGGTTCTTTTTTATTTATTTGTAATGGAGTTGATGCTCCTAGACATTATAATGGTACAACTTGGGCAACACCTACATTATCTGGTATAACTGCTACAACAATTAATAATGTAACTGTGTTTAAAGAAAGATTATTTTTTATATTAAACGATAGTTTGAGTTTTGGTTACTTACCTATTGATTCTATAGCAGGAGCTGTATCTACTTTTTCTTTAGGAAGTGTTTTTAATTTTGGTGGTTATTTAGTAGCAGCAGGAACTCTTACACGAGATGGTGGTTCAGGGTCAGATGACTATATAGCTTTCATTACTTCAGAAGGCGAAGTTGCTATTTACCAAGGAACTAATCCTAGTGATGCAAACGCTTGGGCATTAATAGGAGTATTTAAAATAGCAAGACCAATAGGCAAAAGATGTGTAGTAAGAGTTGGTCCAGAATTAATAGTTATTACTGAATCTGGGTTTATACCTTTAACTAAAATGTATGCTGAAAGTGAAACTAATTATGGGCAAGCAATATCAGCAAAAATTAGTGGTAGCATTAATTTTAGTGTATCGAATTTTAAAACTATATTTGGGTGGGATGTAATCGTTTATCCTAAAGCACAGATGGGTATATTTAATGTTCCTAATAATACCACTGGTGAGTTTATCCAATACGTTGTAAATTTAAACACTGGTGCTTGGGGTAGGTTTACAGGGCAAAATGCGTACTGTTGGGGTTTGCTAAATGGTGATTTATATTTCGGTGGAGAAACTGCTGTATATAAAGCAGATAACAGCACAAGTGATGCTGGCAATCAAATACAAGGAGATGCAAAAACAGCATTTGTATATTTTGGTGGTAGAGGAACTACAAAACGATATACAGCTATTAGACCTATAGTGTCATCTGATGCATCTTTGCCTATTAGTATAGGATTTGATGTTGACTTTAATGATGGTTCCAGTACATACACACCATCTAGCGCTACAACAGAAGGAACAAGTTGGGACGCTGGAACTTGGGATGTAAGCGAATGGGCTGGTAGCGTAGATTCACAATTAGTATGGAGAAGTGTTGCAAATATAGGTTGGAACGCAGCAGTTAGAATAAGAACAAGTACACAAGCGCAAAGTATAAAATGGCATAGCACTGATGTTTATTATGAAAAAGGTTTAGGCTTATGATTTTATCAAATAGAATATGGAGTTTGCTAAAACCATCAACAGATATAGCTGATAATTTAAGCAAAGAAGAAATAGAAAAAGGTTTAGAAAATGGAAGTTATCAAATGTTTATTGATGAAAAAAGCGTTGTAATTACAGCTGATTATCAAGACGCATTGCGCATAGGATTAGCTGGTGGTGAATTAAATAGTTTGAAAAATTTAGAAAAAAAGATTATAAAATATGCAAAAGAAAAAAAATATAAATATGTTGACATTTTAGGAAGAATGGGTTGGGAAAAATCATTAAAAGGATATAAAAAACAAGCAGTATTATTGAGGAAGGAAATAAAATGAGTTTCGTTACAGATATTTTTAAATCACCTAAACCACCACCAGCACCAGATTATGCTGGAGCAGCACAAGCACAAGGAGCAGCAAACGTTGAAACTGCAAGAGTAGAAGGTAGAATGAATAGACCTGATGTGTATTCGCCTTATGATACTACAATTATAACAGATTTAGGTGATGATAGGTTTAGGCAAGATTATAGTTTAACACCAGAGTATGAAGCGCAAAGAGTAAAACAAGTAGGGATACAAGACGCTTATTTAGATACTGCTGGCAGATTATTAAGTGGATTGCCACAAGAAACATTTAGTTTAGCTAGTTTGCCTTCACAACCGGGAATGATTGATAGAAGCAGTTTTACTGCAATACCCACTATGGGTAATATAGATGACTATACTAGAAGAGTAGAAGGTGAGTATTTTGATAGAGCTTTAAGTAGATTGCAACCTCAATTTGATTACGAAAGAGATACTTTAAGAACACAATTAATAAATTCAGGTATTCCTCAAGGTTCAGTTGCTTACAACAATGCTATGTCAGAATTAACGATGGGGCAACAAGATTCATTAAGAGATTTATCAGCAGAAGCTATTAGGCAAGGGCAAGAGTTAGGCGATGCACAATTAGCAAGAGCTACAGGATTAAGAAGTTTTCAAATAAGTGACGCAGCTAGCCAAGTAGCAGAACAAGAAAGAATGAGAGATAGGCAACTTGCAGATTTATTATTATCAAGAGAAGTGCCTTTATCAGAAATCGCAACGCTTACAGGACTACCTTCACCAGCTACCAGAGGAGGAACAGTAGCAACTACAGGACTAAATGTACCAGCTACAAGTATTGCACCTCCACCAATATTTGCAGGCGCTCAACAACAAGGACAATTTGACCAAGCAAGTTATGCTGGACAATTAGGCGCTTATGGAGCAAGAATGTCAGCTCTTGGTGATATAGGAAAGGCAGCAATAGCAGCATCAGATAAAAAATTAAAGAAAAATATTAAATACAAATCTAAATCTAAATCTGGATTAAATATTTATGAGTTTGAGTATAACTGGTCACCACAAAAGTACACAGGTGTTGTTGCTCAAGAAGTTAAAAAAGTAAAACCATCAGCAGTATTTGAAAATATATTTGGACATTTGATGGTAGATTATAGCCAGTTAGATGTAAATATGGAAAGAGTATAATATGGCAGTAATTAGAAACCCATATGGTGTAAGGCAAAGGAATCCATTAGTTGATGAATTATTAAAAAAAGCGCAAGCAGAAGCAAGTAATATTACACCAACGCAATATGCAGCTGAATCTTATGGCGGTAGATTTCCTATCGGTAGTCTAACAGCAGACATATTATCAGGAGTAAGAGAAAGAAATATAAGAAAAGAAGCAGAACAAGCATCAGCGGAAGAAAGAGATGCTTTATCAAAATTAATGCAAGTAAGAGGAGACCCTGAAAAATATCAAGTAGATGCTTCTGGAAATATAACAACAACTAGCCTTGTGCCTAAAAAAGATGTAGAAGGTTTTGATATATCACAACTAGGTACAACAGAAACATACAACCCAGCGCAAACTGGCAGTGGAGTTATGTTAGACCAATCTTTAGCAAATACTATGGGAACATCACAAGAAGATGATGCACAAAATTTAGCAATAGCATTAAGAGCAGAAGAAGCAAAAAAAACAACAGGCACAACAGCTAGTCAACTTGAGCAAGATATGTTAACTGAAAAAACAACACCAGTTACATTTACTTTTGGCGCAGAAAAAGACCCTAACTTTTTAGATAGAATGTTAGGTAAATCATTAAGAAAAGAAGAAATATCAAATATTAATGATTTAGCAATTAAAGCTGGAATTAGTCCTTTTGATTTACAAAAGTATGATGCTGAACAACAAATGAGACAAGAAGCATTTGAATTAAAAAAGAAAGAGTTTGCAACTAAAGAAAAACAGGCAGCAGACAAATCAGCTTTAGACCAACTTAATTTAGTTGCAAAACGACTAGAGATTGAAGGAAAAAATATAGCTAATACAAAAAATTACAAAGAACTAGAAGATTACAACCAGAAAAAAACTTACGTTGATTTGATAAACGCTAAAGCAACAGAATTGGGATTAGAAGGAGAAGAAAGAGCAGATTATTTAGCAAGAAATTTTGCTAAAAAAGGTTACTTTGATTTATCTGAACCAATAGATAAAAGAATTTTTAAAAGCAAAGAAACTAAAGAAGGCAACATAGCTAAATATAGAAAAGAAGAAAAAGCTACATTTAAGCCTTTGAAAAAAGGTATTGATAACTACAAAAAATTAAGAAACGCACTTCAAGGAAAAACTGGTACTGATGCTTACGCAGCTATGATTAGTTTCATTAAAAATTTAGATGATTCTGTTGTTAGAGAAGGTGAAGTAGCAGCATTCGGTTCATTTCAAGGTATATTTGTAAACATTAAAAGAGAGTTTGCTAAAGCGCAAGGTGAAAATATGCCTGAATCAATGAGAACAGCAATATTAAAATTAGCTACTGAAAATATCAATAATCAAATAAACGATTATAATATGTCAAAAGCTGATGCGATGGCAAATTTTTATGGTAAAAATGATTATACTGCTAATGATATTTATAGTGGTCTTACCTTTAGCACAGAAAACAAAGATGATGATGAATATAAATTAGATAGTTTATTGGGAAATAATGTTGAAGATTGGAGAAACTTTTAATGAGACAAGTTATGATGCCTAATGGCAAAATAAAAACCTATGATGATGATGTTTCTGATGACGTTATTAAAAATGATATTAACATTATAAAACAACAGGGTAATACTAATACTTTTGCTAATAGTAAAATCAATGAAACACAAACCACAAAGGAAGAACCAACATTATCTACAGATGTTTTAGGAACTTTATCAGCAAGTGGAGGTAAATTTATTAGCGATTTAATTACTCCATTTACACAGCCAATACAAACTGCAAAAAGCATAGGCGATTTAGCAAGTAGTGTGGTAAATAATATAAGACCCGGAGAACAAGGCAACGAAGAAATAGCAAAACAAGTAGGGCAATATTTTGTTGATAGATATGGAAGTTTAGAAAATATTAAAAGCACAGTAAATAAAGACCCAGTGGGCGCTTTTGCTGATTTAACAACAGTTTTATCTATTCCTTTTACAGGAGGAGCTGGGTTAGCAGCTAGAACTACAGGAACTGGAAGTAAAATATCAAAAATAACACAAGGTGCTAAAAAAGCAGTAGATACAGTAGACCCAGCAAACCTTGCTTTTAGAGCAACAGGAGCAGCCGTTTCAAGTGTTGCAAAACCTATAGTGGGAATGACATCAGGAGTAGGAAAAGATGTTATAGGATTAGCATACCAAGCTGGTAAATCAAATGATGCTAAAGTAAGACAAGATTTTATAAAAAATTTGCAAGGAAAAGAAGATGTTACATTAATTGTTGATGACGTACAAAAAGCACTAGAAGGTTTTAAAGAAAATAAACAAAGCACTTTTAATATAGCTAAAAACAAATTAAATTTAGATAAAAGGCGAATAGATTTATCATCATTAACAGATGATATAAATAAAATAGAAGATAGTTTTACTACATTAGGTAAATTAGAATTAGAAGAAGCTGATGTAAATTTATTAAATAAAATTAAAAAGAAAGTAAGAGAATATCAAACTGACCCTAATTTACAAAATGCTTTAGGTGCTGATTCATTAAAAAGAAGTATTGATAATTTATATCCTAACACTCTTACTAAAGGTAGAAAAGCAGATATTATAGTAACGAGAGCAAGAAACGCTGTAAAAAATCTTATTTCTAAAAAAGTAAAAAATTATGACAAAGTAATGAAAAAATATGAAGAAGCTACAAATTTACAAAATCAAATAGTAAAAGAATTATCTACAGGCAACGCAAATAAATCAACTATTTTAAGAAAATTAAAATCAGTATTTAGTGATGCTGGAGAAGCAAGATTTGCTAGTAGGGGAGAATTATTAGATACATTAGAAGACTATAATCCTAATATATCTACAAGATTAGCAGGACAAGCGCTTAACCCTATAACACCAAAAGGTTTACAAGCATTAATTGCTTCAGGAGGGGTGGGAATGTCATTAGCAGGTGGATTATCTAATCCTAAATTACTTGCTTATTTACTTTCAGCTTCGCCCAGAACAGTAGGTAATATATCATACGGAGCTGGTGATATATCTAGGAGAATGTCAACTCCTGTTGCTGGTAATCTAACTGGTAAAGATTTAGTAGCAGAATTATTAAGGCAAAATAGATTATATCAAGCAACACAAGGACAATAATAATTTGCTTTTTTTAAAAATATAGGATAAAAAGAACGAAAGGAGAAAAATATGGGTTGGTCAGGAGGAACATACACAAGGTCAGATGGAGTGTTTACTGGCACTTCAATATGGCAAAGTAACAGAGATGCTGGAACAAAAATTGTTGCAGATAGACACGATACACACGACCAAGATTTAGCCAGTGGCATAAACCAATGTTTAAATAAAGATGGTTCCAATGCAGCAACAGCTAATCTTGATGCTGGTACATATAAAATAACAAGAGTAGGTGATGGTACTGCACATACAGATGCAGTGAACGCAGGACAAATACAAGATGGCGGATTAATATTTCAAGCAACAGATAGTGGTAGTGCTAATGCTTACGTTATAGCTTTAACACCAGCAGTAACTGCTTATGTAGCAGGTCAAGTATTTTATTTTAAGGCAGCCAATACATCTACAGGCGCTTCTACATTAAATGTAAATGGATTAGGAGTAAAAAATATTAAAAAGAAAAACGACCAAGATGTTGCAGCTGGTGATATAGAACAAAATGCAATAGTAGCTGTTATATATGATGGCACATCTTTTCAGATGTTTTCACAATTAGGAACAACTGCAAGTGCTATGACTTCTTGGACATTATCTGGTGATAGTGGTTCTAACCAAACTATTAGTGATGGTAATACAGTAGATATTGCTGGAGGTACTGGTATTGATACAGTGGCTGGTGCTACAGATACAGTTACAGTTTCTATTGATTCTACAGTAGCTACTAAAAATGCAGCAAATACTTGGACAGCAGCACAACAAGGTAGAACGCAAACTGCTAGTGTAACAGGTTCAACGACATTAGATTTTACATATCAAAATTTTATTTTAACTGCTACTGGTAATGTAACTTTAGCTAATCCTTCTACAGAAGCTGCTGGTCAGTCAGGAATAATAGTTTTTATTCAAGATGGTACAGGCAGTAGAACATTAAGTTTAGGTACAGATTATGAAACTGCTGGTGGTGCTGGTTTAACAATATCAACTGCAGCTAGTGCTGTCGATGTCATACCATATTTTGTAAAAGCCTCTGGGTCAATACAATTAGGAGCTCCGCAACTAGCATTTGCATAGGATAATATATGGTTCTATATAATAATGAATTATGGCAAAAACCAGCAACTGGTGCTACAGGTATATACTCATACCAAATCGAGCAAAGTTTAAGGTTTGATTTTGCAGATGATAGCTATATGAATTTTTCTCCTAGCACTGCTACAAGTAGAGATGTTATGACTTGGAGTTTTTGGTTTAAGTTTGGTGGCGACCCATATTCTGGTGGACAAGAAAATATATTATGGACTGCTGGTACAGGTGGTGGTGCTGGACAATATTCATTTATGGAAGTAAGAGCGTCAGACAGAAATTTAACTTGTGATTTTTATAATTTAGGTATAGGTGCTACTGATGTATCATTAGTTGACCCTTCTTCTTGGTATCATATAGTTATGCGATATAACTCTAATGAAAGTACACAAATAGATAGATTAAAAATATGGTTAAATGGTAGACAAATAACAATATCTTCTAACAGTATATCCTCTGGAGAAGATTTTCCTAATTGGAACAATAACAATATGTATATAGGCAACAAACAAAATATAGGTCACGCAGCACAAGGAACTAATTTTAGTTTTGCAGAATGGATTTTTGTTGATGGCACTGCTTATGATGAAACGCAGTTTGGAGAATTTAAGAATAATATTTGGGTGCCGAAAAATCCAGCTGGAACTTCATTCGGTAATAATGGTTTTCATTTAAAATTTGCGTCTGGAGCTTTTGGCACAGATTCAAGTGGTAATGGTAATACTTGGTCTACCAACAACATAGGCACAGACCATACGTCTATAGATACACCTACTAGTGGAGGGACTTAATTATGGCAGCTAATTGTAATTATGCAACTTGGAATCCTGGTGCTAAAGTAAATCCTAGTTTAACTTATGCAGCAGCAGTATATGACAATGCTAATACTAGATTTAGAGGTAATACTGGTGGCACATCAACTACAACTTCTACAATCAGTATGAAAAGTGGTAAATGGTATATTGAGGTATATGCACAAAATAATCCAGCTGGTGGTTGGCCAACACTAGGTATTTGTAAAACAACTTCTATATCAATATCGCAAAACATAGACAACTATCAATACAATACTAGCGATACAAATAATAAATCAGAAGTTGTAGGAACAAATGGTAATATAGTTAAGTTTGGTGCTACTGCAACTTCTGGTGGTGTGAGTTGGTCAGATGGAGATATACTACAAATAGCCGTAGATATAGATGCTGGAAAATGGTGGTTTGGCAAAAATAATACTTGGGCAGGAAGTGGAGACCCAGCTAACGGAAATAATCCTATAGACACATTTACTGCTGGCACAGAGATGAATGTTTGGGTAGCTAGTTACAATGGAGCTTCGTATATGCATATCAATGCAGGTCAAAGTAGTAAATTTAACGGCAATAAAACAAGTGGTTCTGCTTATGCAACTGATGGTAATGGTTTCGGAGATTTTTATTACACCCCACCCACGAACTTCAATGCCTTATGCCAAGGCAATGTTGCGATTGATTCTGATATTGACCCAGCACAAACTGATGATGATTTTGTAGGTGGTAAACAATTTGGTGTTGCTACTTATACTGGTAATGCAAATACTGGACAAGCAATAACAGGATTAGGGTTTCAACCAGACTTAATATGGGCAAAAAGTCGTAGTAGTTCACAAGCACACTTTATGAGTGATACATCAAGAGGCATAAATAAATTTGTATTTTCTAATGCAGACACAGCAGAACAAAGTGGAGGTGGCTATTCAACAGTTTACAGTTCTTTTGACAGTGACGGATTTACTTTAGGAACAAGTGGTAGTGGTCCTAATGATAATAGTCAAACTTATGTTGCTTGGTGTTGGAGAGCTAATGGAGGTACAACAGCTAGTAATGGTAGTGGTTCAATAACTTCTACAGTACAAGCAAATGCAGAAGCTGGTTTTAGTATAATTACCTATACAGGAAATGGTAGTGCTGGTGCAACAATAGGGCACGGTCTAGGAAAAGCACCAGAATTTATGTTAATTAAAAGATTAAGCTCTGGTCAAACTTGGGCAGTATATTCTGTAGGTTTAGGAGCCACAAAAAACGTTGCTTTAAACAATAACAATGCTGTTGCTACAGGTACTGCTTGGTTTAATGATACAGAACCTAGTGCCACTTTAATTACTTTAGGTACTGAAGGTAGAGTTAATCAAAGTGGTGGAAATTATGTTTGTTATGCGTGGACATCAATTGCTGGTTTTTCTTCATTTGGGTCATACAACGGCACAGGCAATACCCAAGGTGCTTTCGTGTACACTGGGTTTCGACCAAAATTAGTAATGCTAAAAAGGACAGATGGAGCAGGTTCGTATTTAGTGTCTGATGCAACAAGAAGACCTTTTAATGATGAAGATTATAGAGAGGTGTATTGGAATGATACAAGTTCAGAGCAAACAGGTACAAATACACACGATGGAGTAGATTATTTATCAAACGGATTTCGTTTAAGAGGTACTAATTTAGGGTCGCAAGGTAGCAATAATGATTATATTTATTCTGCTTGGGGAGATATACCATTTCGCTATTCTAACCCATTTTAAACAAGGAGGAAAAAAATGTGGGCATACGTTAAAGATAATAAAATACAGGAGATTATACCTATACCTAAAAATATGGTGATAGATGATGTTAAACACCCAGCAAAAATATTTACTAATTGGAGTTGGAGTGAATTAAATAGTATAGGTATTTATACAGTAGAAAGTGCTACTGAGGGAGATAGTAGGTTTGAAATAACATCTAGTCCTACTTACACATTTAGCAAAACTAATAAAAAAGTAACTAGCGCAGTGACAAAAACAAATAGAGAATTAGACGATAAAACTGTAAATGGTGATTTAGTTTTAGGCTTAAAAACTTTAGCTAAAAATACAGCTAAAACACAAGCACATAATTTAATTAAAAGATTTGGTTGGTTAGTTGAAAGAAATATATATGATAATTCTAAAGCTATACCTGATGCAGTAAAAACTTATGTAGCAGCAATACAAAAAGATTCTGATGATATTTGCACAGATATAGATAATGCTAAAGATATGACAGCATTTAAAGCATTATACGCAGATACTGTAAATAGTGAAGGTGATGTAACACAAGTAAATAGGATTAATAGGTGGACAAGTGATAGCACAGTTCAAGATTATATTAGGTAAGATTAAATCTTTATTTAAGAAAAAACGTAAAAGAGGTAGACCTAGAAAGGATAGCTAATGGCAACAAATCCAGAAGCAAAACAAGCATCTGTAAGAGGAGTTACTTCTACTACAGGTACATTTAACGAAGATTGGTTAGCTTTATTTAATGCTAGAAGTATTGGTGCAGGAACTTATAATGAAAGATTACTAGGTTATATAAATAATAAACTTGGTACATCTCATACAGACTTAAATTTAGCACTACAAGCATTAGCAGTAGACCAAGGCGATGCAAATTATTCTAGTATGGGGACATTTACACCTTGAGCCAACAATCATTAAGACAGCAAAGTTGTAGAGATGCCAGTGATACTAATGGTGCATATAACGAAGATTGGATAAAAACCTTTGAAGAAGCTGGTATAACTACAGGAACATTCTCAGAAAGAATGTTAGCTTACACAAATGCACAAGGTTCTGCTTGGGATAATGCAGAGTGGGACGTGTCTAGTTGGGGTAAAGGTCCATTTGTAAATGTAAATGAAGCTATGGCACAATTAGGAAAACAAAACGGCACAACAGTTCCCGGTTCGTTATGGAGTAGTATGGGAACATTTAGTGCAGACTAGGAGATATTATGGCATTACAATTTATTACACCGATAGCAAATTTAGCAGGTACTTGGTTAAAAGGCAGACAAAAAAAAGCTGAAGAAAAACAAAAGTTAGAAGTGGCTAAAATACAAGCACAAGTTAAAAGAGTACAAAGCGATGCTAACTGGGAAGAAAAGGCTATGGACGCATCAGCATCATCGTGGAAAGACGAGCTATGGACTTTGCTTTTTTGTGGTATAATTATCGCTTGTTTTGTGCCAGCTTGCCAGCCATATTTATCTGATGGATTTAAATTTTTAAGGGAGGATTGTCCTGATTGGTTAAGCTGGGGTATTCTTGCAAGTATTGGTGCAAGTTTCGGTTTAAAATCTATAGGACAATTTAAAAAATAATGAATAGAGAAAAATTATTGGATATGATAACTCTACACGAAGGTTTAGAGCTAAAGCCATATAAATGCACGTCTGACAAGCTAACCATTGGCATAGGAAGAAATATAGAAGATATAGGTATAACCGAAGAAGAAGCAAGGTATTTATTACAGAATGATGTAGACAGAATACTCAAAGAAGTAGAACATTGGGCTTTTTTAGAAAAATTAGATGAAGTAAGACAAGCTGTAATTTTAGATATGGTATTTAATATGGGCATCAAAAGATTTAATGCTAATACTTGGGTAAAAACATTTGCTGCGATACAAAACGAAGATTGGGAAAAGGCTGCAAATGAAATGTTAGATTCTAAATGGGCGAAACAAGTAGGTCAAAGAGCAATCCGTTTATCACAAATGATGCGTAAAGGCGAGTGGTATGAATCTTGACCCTATGATGGTATGGAATGTTATTATTACTGTGGTTTTAGGACCATTTGCTTGGGCATTTTCTAAAATGTTTTCAGAAGTTAAAAGATTACAAATACTTCTAAATAAAACAAGAGAAGATTTAGCTAAAGATTATGCCACAAAATCCGAGCTTCACAATGAAACTAGAGAAATCAAGGAGTTAGTTTTAAGAATAGAAAACAAACTTGACAGGTTCATTGAGAAGCAAAATGGTTGAACCTGTAACTGCTGTATTAACTGGCATAGCGCTTGTAAAAAAAAGTGTAGACTTCATAAAACAAAATATAGAAACTTGTAATGATATCGGTGATATTATTGGTCATATAGATAAAGCTATGACTGGTGAACAACAAGTTATCAAAGCTAGAGATAAATCAGGAGCAGACCCATTTGCAGTAGGCACAGTCGCTCAAGAAATTATTGATGCTAAATTAGCCAGAGAACATTTGAATGATGTTCGTAATCTTGTCAATTTAAGGTTCGGACCGGGAACTTGGGAGTTTATATTACAAGAAAGAAAAAAAAGAATAGATGCACAAAAACAAGCTATCAAAGAAGCAAGAGCAGCTAAACTAAAAAAACAACAAGAGATAGCAGAATACATTAAATATGGTTTAATAACTGTAGTAACACTAGCGTTTATTGGTGTAGCTGTAGGTATAACTCTTAAATTTTTTGTATCGGTAACAAATAAAGTATATGCACATAATTTAGAATATGATGATGGCACTTGTTTAGTATATGACCCTAAATATTTTATGATATGTATGAACGAAGGTAGAGAGTTTGCAGATACAGAATTATATTTAGAGTATAAAAAACAATTAAATAATTGGATATTAGAAGAAGAATAAACTTGTTTTTGCTGTAAGGTTATATATATTATTTTACACGAACTAGAGATTTAAAAATAAAAACAAGTGTTAATAACTTGTGGATATTTTACTATATGTTGTGGATAGGCTCTAGTTCGTTACTCATAACCATCATTTAATATTTTCCTAGCTTTATCTTTAGCAGACACAGTTGAAAATTTATCAATATTTTTATTTGTATAAACTTTCATTTTTTTACCCCATCTACCTTTAGCGCCTAGCTTACCAGCTTTGCTTTTCTTTTCTACTATATCCTTAATTTTAGTTTTTATTTCTTTTATCCTTTTTTGAGACACTTTATCGCCATTATCAATTAATAAAGGAACTATATTATCCATTAATTTTTGATACTTTTTATTATCTCTTATGCCAAGTATATTAGGAATATGCCTTTTAAATAGGCTACAATCATCTTGTAGATACATTGTAGCTATTAGGGTTATATAAGCGCCTTTTTCCTCTAAAGTTAATACAGAAGTATCTGCAAGCCAATCAGCTGGGTAAAATGGAAAATAAAATAATTTTTCTTTCATTACTCCTCCATTATTTTTGACCAAGATAAATTGTATTTATCTCTTATTTTTTTGATTAGCTTTACACTCAAGTTTCTTTTACCTTGAAACAGTAATGTAACCATAGTTTCTGATATATCTAAATCTTTAGCTAACTGTGATTTAGATATTTTTTTCTTTTCTATTATTTGTTCAAGTATCATTTTTTTCCTTTCTTAATTAATTTTTGATAACATTCTTCGCAGTAAAATTTAAATTTATGATAATGAGCTGCGACATTATCACAAAAGCTACACAACTTATGATGTATAAGTTTTTTCCAATGGTTGCTTGTACCATCTTTTTGTATTACTTTTTTTCTAGGCATTTTTCTTTTCTCTTATTTCTTTTGCTTTTATGTATTCATCTTGCTCTTCAACTGTTCTCAAACTAAAACCATCTCTAATAAGTTCAAACAATTTACTTTCTACTTCAGCTTTTGTTGGTCGTGTCTTAAACTCCATTTTGTAATTTATTACATATTTACCCATAGCTTTTATTTAACCCTTCAAAACAACCAGTATCAAGATTCATATATACATCTAATATTCGAGGATAACCAAGTTCCTCGTATCTAGTTTTGCATACAGTAAACATAGCTTCTGTATTTCTTGAGCCATCTTCGTTTTCAAACTTATCTCTCCATAAACTGAATATATGGTCAGGCTTATTATTCCAATGAGCGCTACCAGCAATAGAATAGGCGCTAGGTGGTGCATTACTCATTTTTGCATCAGGTTTACTAGGGTGAGCCAGTATCATTATATGAATATCTAAATGTTTTGCTAACGAAGTTAGATAATCAAGGCTACGACCTATCCATTGAGTTTCACTACCTTTCGTAAAATCAGGCATATCTAATTTATTCCAAGGGTCAAGTATAAAAGCAGATATACCGAACCTTGCTTTCATATCGGATATTTTATCACACACCCAGTCAAAGTTAGGACTATTATTAGGGTGATTAAGAAATATAAATTGTTGTCGTATAAAATCATCAGCTTCTTGCTTTTCCTCATCAGTCATTCTCCATTCTAATTTAGTATGATAAAATGTTCTTATATTCCTACGGACATAAGGCTTTACTCTCGTTTCACCACTAAACATACCAATCGTACAATTATATTCTTTAGCAATATTAGTCCATAGTTGTATAGCAAAAGATGTTTTTCCGTGTCCGGGAAACCCTGTAAAAACAGAAACCATACCAGCGCCTAGCATAAATTTATCGTCCCACGCTTTTATTTTAGGATTAAATAATTTTACTTTAGGTGGGTCTGGTATATCATCTAAACCATACACACCCTCTATAGGAAAGTCATTTAAGCCTTCATTTATTTGCCATCTAATATCTTCCTTGCCCCAAGCAATTAACGCTTCATTAGCATCTTTTATATCTTTTGGAAAATCATAATATTTACATTTACCATACCCAAGAATACTTGCTAAATCTTGACGCAAAGCTAAACCACTTTCATCATTATCGGTAAGTAACACAAAACAATTAGCTTTATCAAGTCCTTGCTCTAAAGCATCTAATACATATTTATATTTTCTTTGAGTTTGAGGGTCTTCAGTAGGACTAGCAACAGCGCCAGTAGGAACACTCAATATAGTATCAATAGGATAGCCACCTTCATATAGCGCTAGTGCATCAAACTCACCCTCCACAATAAATATAGTATTGTTAGCAAGGTTATTAGACTTTAATACATTATCTAAATTATAAAATCTTTGTTCGCCACCCTTTTGTTGCTTAAAAAGTTTTTCGTGAATGGCTCTAGCTTTGTAATTTACTCTTTCGCCTTCATTATTATAGTACCCAAAAACAATACTTTCGTGCTTTTCATTACCAAACTGTGCCAGTCCACTTTCTATTTTTAAATCCGTAAGAGTTTTTTTGCTTATTTTCCTTTTCTCTGCGAACTCTATTATATTCTTCGAAATCTCTTTCATAATATTCACCTCCACTTATGTTACAATGATGACAATAATAAACTACACCATCAGTTTTTTTAGTTATACTTAAACTCCTATCCCTTTTATTTTTCCTAGTATGGCTACACTCTGGGCATTTATATTTACCAGAATAGGAAACAGATAGCAGCCACTCTCTACTAATCATTATCTGCTACTTTCAAATGATATTCAGCAAAATGATTTCTTTTTACTCCATTACTTTTAGATTTAGTTTCTATATCATACCCTTCTTGTCTTAAAACGTGTATGATAGCGCCTAATCTAAAACTGCCATACAAATTAAGTGCTTCTAGTGGATTTATTTTTTTGTTTTCTTCCAAATGTTTTAGCACTAATTCTTTTTGCGTTAGCTTTCTGTATTCTGTCATTATTTTCCTCCTTGTTATAAGGACTAGCACTCCAAACTTTTTGAACAGTAAGAATGCCAAACCTTGAATTAAAAACTACTTCTTGAAAAAAATTATATTCATTACCACAAAGATGTAACTCCCTATGATGCTTTTCACACAAAGGAATTACATCTTTATCACTAGCTTTCAAACCCATACCTCTTGATGAATAAAAAGGTTTGAGTAGATGGTGCGCTTGTATATTATAAAAATCACTACAAGTTGAAATATTTTTGGGCGCTATACCAACCATTTCTAAATTATCAAAATGCTTTTTGATACAACAATCCAAAGTCGTTACCCATTGTAAATGTTTTTTATTAGCATACCTAGTAGCCATTAAAAATCGCCCTCATCAAAACCCTTATGGGTAGCAACTACACCATTAAAATAATTATCAAGTATGAACTTGAGTTTTTGATTAGGTGTCCAATCAGTTTGTCTATTAACACAACTTTGTAACACTATTAAAAAATCTTTAGGTGTCATAGTTGGGTTTGAACTAACACCGCCATCATACACTCCATTTATTTTACTATCAGGAAAAGTTTCCTTTATCTTTTGCATATCAGCATTTACATCTTTAATAGGGTCAAACTTGTTAATCCATTTGTTTCCGTGTTGGTCAGGCGAATACTCTATATCTATCATATCGCCTTCTTGTACTTGAGCAATACCACTTGTAGCTTTAGCAAAATACTTTACATTATCAGCAGTCGTAATTCTGTAAGACTTTCTACCATTATTATCTGCACTTGGTGGAATGGGTGCTTCAAGTTTACTTACTGTTATCTGCATATTTATCTCCTTTTAGGGTGGCATTGAATAAAGGGCAAGGAGCTACTCTAAACCCTATCAATGCCATATTAATAAAAGCTCCTTTAATCATCATTTTTAGCTTTTAAAAAATGATGTATTTGCAAGTAATTTTTCCATACTTCCAAATCTCTTACATAGCTATCAACATCATAAAGATACTCTTTAATTTCTTTAGTATCTTTATCTATAGCTACAATTAATCTATTGAATGGCTCTCTACCTAGTTCATTACAAAGTGCATACATATATCCACATAGTTGAATGCGCCATTTAGTTCCTACAGATTTTTTAGTGACTGTTTTCCAATCTATTATACACTCACCATATTTTGCGTGGTCTATCCAGCAATCAAACTGTCCAGCATAGGGCAAAATACTATTATCATAAACTAAATATTCTACAGCGTGTACTTTTCTAACACTTTTATTTAGATATTCATAAAGCGCATATTGCATTAAGCGTATTTGATTATCTTTTTCATCGTGCCCTTTATGATAACCAGTTTCTGACATAGTACCTTTTAAAAAATTTTCACAAAAACTATGAATAATTGTTCCTATCACTTTTTGGTCATTCCATTTTTTTTCTGCTAGTTTTTTTATTTCAAATAACTTTTCTTGCAAGTCTGTAAGGTCATTTACTCTTAACAAACCAGAGTTAGGCAACTCCTCCACCAAAGTTTCTAAATAATTTTTACGACCAGCCAAAGCGCCTATGGTAAAACCATCATCACCTTGAACAATACCACTCACGCTTGATGGTGATATTTTTTTACCATCATCATTAACATAATATCTATGATTACCAGCGCTAAATTTTATTTCTATATTATTAAATTTTCTAATCTTCATTTTTTTTACCTCGTTTAAAATAGTTAAGAGTAAGAATCGGTAGCAGCTTCATCTTTTTTTTATCAGCTTTTACTAAAACTGCTCTGGATAATAAGTTGACTTTGCCTTCTTTTTTAGTTTCAAATTTTATTATTTTTTTAGTCATTACACTCTCACATACTTATTAAATAAAGGTAGCAGTATAACAGCATCAATGAGCCATATACTGCTACAAGAACATACATCACTTTAGCGCCTTAAATTCGTTTATCGCTTTTGAAGGCGATAATATTTCTCGTATTTGTTGAACACCATTTTTTAAAGTAATTAATTTATACATAAATAAATCCGTATCAAAAATTAATTTAGCATAACCACCATTAATATTTTTAATATCTAGTTCTGGCATTTTTTTACTCTGCATTAGCTTTCTCCCTTTCTAAATCAGCTTGTTGATTCCAATATCTATCTTCTTCTTCTACATAGTTTATCAAATTATCAATAATTTTTTTCATAGAATCATTAGCTTGATTATTAATTCTCAATAAGTCAATTCTCTTTTCTATTGGGTAAGGTTTATCATCATTGATAATATCGTTTCGTTGTTTAGCTATAGCAACATAATCTTTTAGTTGGTCTATAACTTTTATTAATTCATTAGTTGTTAAACTCATATTAAGCTCCTTTTTAGTTAAAAAATATTGTCCAAAATTCTTCTCTATCCATTTTTAATTCACTAGCCATATCATCAGCTTGAATATAAATAGCAGAAAACCTTTCGTCATCATCAGGAACACGATTGATGAGCCAATTATGCTCATCAACCATACTCTCAATAATTTCTTGTTGTATTGGGGTAAGATTATATTGTGAATAAATAGACATTAAGCGCTCTCCTTATATAAAGAGTTATTAGTATAATACGCAACATCTTTTCTATAATCTTTAAGCCTGTTTCGTATATCAGCTATTTCAATATTTATACTTTTCAAATCCCATTCACTTATTTGAATAAATTTATACAATGGAAGTTTTAGTAAATTAATAAAATAAGCAAGTGCATTTTTTTCTACTTGTATTTTATTTTTATATATTTGAATTTTGATTTTTCCTTCTTCAACTGGATTAACACCAGTATTATCAAAATAGGTTTTTTGTTTTTTAGTAAGTTTTTTCATTTTAGCTCCTTTTTTTTATTATAATTAAGATTATCATATATTTTACATTAAGTAAAGACTATATTTACTATCTGTAAAATTAATTAAAACTCCTAGTTGTAGCGCCTTTGCTCCAGGTTTTTATAAAACTAGGCATATTATTTAGCTTTTTCCAAGTGGCTATGCCTGATTTATATTTAGCATAATAGTAATATGTTTGATATGCTAGCACGCTACAGTCATTTTTATAGTCATCAGGCATACATTGAGGGTGTTTTAGCTTGAGTAAATTTTTACTACTATGATATACAGGGTGATGTGATACAGCAGTAATAACCTTTTGACAGCTATGAACCTTGCCGTATCGTTTAGTGTACTCTGAACACAGCGCTAATGCGTGGATATATAGCCAATCATAGTGAGCTGCGTCATCACCAGCCCATAAAGTACAAGGGTGTTTTTTAAATGCTTCCTTATAAGGCACATTATGTAAGTCAAACCTATGCCAAACGCTACATAACATTTGAGCAGATTCTAACGGCATTTTTACAATATGCTTATCGCACATCATTTTAGCTGCTTTGACAGGGTCATTATTTAATACAAAAATATTCATATATAGCTCCTTTTGTTATAGACTATCATACCTTTTACTATTAGTAAAGAGTAAATGTAGGAAGTAGCAATCAAGCCACTTCCTTTTTAGCGCTAGGTTGTAAGTTATTTAAAAACTCTATAGCTTGACTGCTTTTACTGAAAGCTGAAAATATTGCTCTAGGATTATTTTTAATAACCTCTTTCCAATGATTGAGATATTTAGCGTGGTCAGGTCGAGGACTTTTGCTAACACCTAGCATAACACATAACATAGCTGAACCAGTTTCAGCTACTAACTCTTCCATAGCATATTCTTTAGAGCCGAATGATTTACTAAAATCTCTTTTACATCTATCTTTATGCCCAGTCCAATGAACCAGCTCGTGCAATAAAGTGCTATAATAATTTTCACTTGCCTTTGCAGTTTTCGTATCTTTGAACTGCGCTTTACTAGGCATATTAATATAATCTAATACAGGAGAATAACAGGCTCGGTTACCACCTATTTGAATTACAGCTTTAGTATTTGCAATATACTGCTCGGCACGTTTGACGCTTTTAACTTTGTTGATTATTTTTTTAGGCTTTGGTAATTTTATACCATCAACTTGCGCTACATTAAATACATTCCATACTTTCAAAAACCAGCGTGATTTAATTTCAGGGTCGCCATTTTCATCTACATTATTTTTATCTTCAAACCTTTTAAGCTCCCAATAAAATACTCTGGTAGACTTTTCACCTTTTTTTACAGTAGCGCCTAATTTACTCCACTGCTTATAGGTCGCCCAAGCATTATTCGTGTAGCCTTTATAGTGACACGCTAATGATAGCCATAAAATATTGAACCCAGTATATTCTTTTTGGGTAGCGTGATTTATAGGATAGCTCTTAGCCATCATATCACGCCAAGGTTTATCCCAATCGCTACCATATTTTTCCATATCAGCAAGTATGGTAGCAGAAACTTCTTTTATTATATTAGTAGTATATGACATTATACCTCCTCATCATTATAAGGTTGCTCAAAAATATCTGGATTATATTTAGCTTTTACTTCGTCATAACAATAATCACAAACATTACCACAAGAATAACCATTAGCATCTTTCAGTTTGAATACATAATCGCCTTTATGGATATTCCTTGAAGGTTCACATTTTTCGATAACATTACCTTGCCAGTCGTATTTATTTTCAGTACACATAATTATATCTCCTTATGAGTGATAGGATTAGTAATAGATAACTGCTGAAGTTTAGCAAGTTTACGATTTAACATATCAATAATAGGCTTATTGCTATTGACAGTACCAAGCCTATGATACTCAGCAATACTAGCTTTGATATGAGTAATTTGATATTCTACTTTTTTTAGTTTAGTTAACATTTATTTAGCTCCTTTTTAATTTATAACTAATGATATCATATTTATTTACTATTAGTAAAGAACTATTTGTTACTATTAGTAAAGTTTATTGCTATAGCTAAAAAGGGTAATAATCCCTAGGAAAATAGCGCTGCGACAGGCTGCGGTCATTACATAAGCTATAAATGGTATATACTAGGCATATAAACAACTATATACTAATGCTCTAATAATTGTTTGAATATTAAATATTAGTATTGAATTAACAAACATAGGGTTTTGCTATACCTTTGTCTATCATCTGCTATGCGTTTGTCATAGCCTTTGCTATATCAATATTAAAGTTAAAGTTAAAGAATATATATTAGGAAGGTAAGCTATGAAGCTAATTAGTTTGATAGGCGCTTATTTAAGGATAGGAGTGCTGGAAAGCAAAATCGCCTATTTCTACCCCAACAAAAAAGGGAGAACAAAAATAGCTCAAATGAGGTACGAAACCAAACCATCAGTTACAGGCTAGGGTAAGCCCACACAATAACAAAGGCATACTTATATACTAATGTACCTTAATGTGATTGTATGACGCTTAAAACTAATTAGAATTGCTTATGGTGATATATAAAGCTATAAGGGGACCCTTGCCAAAAAAAGTTTTTTAGATTGCGATGCCAGGACGGCTTGGGGGGTTAGGTAGGGTTATATACTAAACCACTATTAACCATAACAATAATTTGACAACTATATTATTTTTTGATAAATAAAAAAGCAACTAACCATCTAGGAGAGATATGAAAATAGAATTAGTAAATCCTGATACTCTTATAAACTATGATAAGAACCCTCGTAAGAATATACACGCTGTATCTAAAATAAAGGATAGCATAAAAGAGTTTGGTTTTAGGCAACCTATAGTAGTAGATGAAAATAACATAATACTCGTAGGGCATACTAGATTGCTTGCAGCTAAAGAGCTTGGCTTAAAAAAAGTGCCTATTCATAAGGCGCTAGGCTTAACTGACGCACAAAAAAAGGCATATCGTATTATGGATAATAAATCAGCAGAATATGCCGACTGGGATAAAAATCTTTTAAAAAGCGAATTATTAGATTTAGCTGACGCTGATTTTGATATGAACCTGACAGGTTTTAGCCTTGAGGATATAAATAAGCTCACTACAGACGAACTATTAAACTTTGCTAGTGATAATATAGAAGAAGATATGCTTGAGGATTCAGTAACCAATTTTGCGCCCAGCAACGTAAAATTAGTACAATTATTTTATGATACTGATACGGAACTGCTTTTTAGGGAAATGTGTACGATAATACAAGAACACTATAAATTAGATAATTTATCTGATGTAGTTTATAAAGTAATTGAAGATGAATACAAAGTTATTAAAAGTAAAAGCGCAAACTGATTATAAATCTTTTGCTAAAAGGTCAGGCACTTTTGTAAAAGAAAGTGAAATACACACAATTATAAATTATAATTGTGACGCTTATGATGAACAAGGCGAACCCTTATTTTTTTTTAGAAAAAATGTAATCCCTGCTAACTTATGCAAAACTGCATATTATGCTTTACGAACAGCAGCTACAGGAACAAATAATAGAGGAGACGCAGCTGGTTTTCACCACCCACTAGAAAATACTACTATCAAAGGGCAAAGGCTTGAAAGTGGTAAACCTCAAAAAAGATTTACAGTAGTTAAAAAAGATGGAACGCTTGATAGCGTAGCAAGAGCGCAACACGTTAAGAGTGGAATCATAGGTTACTTCGATAGAAATGTAAGATTTCCATATTGCAGACAAACTGCTTGGACAGAAAAAAATTTTCCGAATTATATCAAAAGTAAAAAATATATACAAGCTATTTCTGATGAATTTAAAAAAGCATCGCCTGATAGGTACGAAAAGCAAAAAAAAGCTATAGATAGAACGCATAATGATTTTAAAATAGAAGGAACAGTTTTTACCACAGTTACAGTAAACAAAAATTTTAGAACAGCAATACACGTTGATGCTGGAGATTATGAAAAGGGATTAGGTAACATAGCAGTTTTACAAGCTGGAGAATATAAAGGAGGTGAAACTTGTTTACCAAGATATGGCATAGGCTTTGATGTAAGAAATACTGACGTATGCTTTTTCAATGTTCACGAATGGCACGGCAATTTACCTATAGTAGCAAAAAAACCATACGAAAGAATAAGTCTAGTTTGTTACTATAGAAAAAATATGGATAAATGTGGAAGCAGTAAAGAGGAACTAGAGATAGTAAAAAATAGAAAAAATTTTAAAGGGTTAAATGTATAAATTAATAATACCAACCTATAAAAGAGCTGAAACTCTTAAAAATAAAACAATGGCATATTTAAAAAAAACAAACATCAACGCTAAAAATATTTTTATATATGTAGCCAATAAAGAAGAAAAAGAACTATATGAAAACACAATAGATAAAAATAGTTATGCAGAAATAATTATAGGCAAAAGAGGGTTACCACAACAAAGGAACTTTATACAAAAAACACATAAGATAGGCGAAAATTTATTTATGCTAGATGATGATTTAAAATCTATAAAAATGAAAGTCAATGATAAAGTATTAACAGAAATAAATGATTTAGATAGTTTTATAAATTTTGCTTTTGATATTTGCAATAAAAATAAAACTAGATATTTTGGCACATACCCAGTTGATAATCCTTATTTTATGAAAAATGTAATAACTTTTGATTTGAGATATATAGTTGCTAACATAAGTGGTACTGTAAATAATCACGATATATTTAGAGATGAGGGTGAAGAATGTGAAGCTAGGAAAAATTTTACAGCAGGAAAAGAAAGCCACGAAATGACAATCAAATATTTTTTAGCAGATAAAAGCATAGCAAGATTTAATTATATAGCGCCCACAAGCACTTACTGGGGAGGTGAAGGTGGTCATCAAGTTTCCAGAAACATAGAAGGAGAAAAAGCAGCTACTGAATGGTTGTATAAAAAATACCCACAATACTTCAAAAAAGTTTTAAGAAAAAATGGTATGTGGGATTTAGTAATTAAAAGGAAAAAAAAATGAAAGAAGCTGGAAGACCTAATTTTGAACCAACACCAGAAATGGAAAGGATATGTTCACTCGGAGTAGCTTTTGGTTTGACACACGAACAAATAGCAAAGCTAGTAGGTTGCAGTCCGAAAACATTAAGGAAACATTTTCAAAACGCATTAGAAACAGGTAAAGAAAAATTGACAATGGCAATAGGAAGCCAACTATATAAAAAAGCTATGAAAGGCGATACGATTTCAGCAATATTTTTAGCAAAAACGAAAGCTGGTTTTACAGAAAAAGTTGAACACGAAGGACTGCCTAACAATATTTCAGTGAGCTTTAATTTAGAACCAGATAAAAAAGTAGTTGACGCAGAAATAATAAACGATAAGATAACTCACAAAAAGGAGTGATTATGGCAAAAAGAGGATTATATGCAAATATTCACGCAAAAAGAAAAAGAATAAAAGCAGGCTCAGGAGAAAAAATGCGAACACCCGGGAGCAAGGGAGCCCCAGCTAAAGGAATATTCAAAAAAATAGCAGCTAGCGAAAAAAGAAAAAAATCAAAAAAGAAAACAACAAAGAAAGGATAATACAATGCCAGGTGGTAAAGGAACATACGGAAAAAAAATGACTAAAAAAGTCAAAATAGTAATGGGTAACAAAAACAAAAAAGCTAAAAAGAAAACTAAAAAGAAAATGAGCGCCTAATGAAAGGTGTTAAACACTATAAAAGAGATGGTACACTTTTCAAAGGCAACACGCATAAAATGCCTAATGGAGATTTACATTCAGGTAAAACTCACGGCAAGACAAGTGTGAAACTTTATCATTTTAGTGAGTTATCAAAAAGAGCAAAAGCAAAAGCAAAAAAAGGATAAACAATGGCTATAGAATATAGAGGAGAAAGATTCTCTGGTTACAATAAGCCTAAAAGAACTCCTAATGGTCCAAAAAAATTTGCAGTATTAGCAAGAAACAAAGGCAAAACAAAACTGATAAGATTTGGCGACCCAAATATGAAAATAAAAAAAAGTAGCCCAGCAAGAAGGAAAAGTTTTCGAGCAAGACATAAATGTGATACATCTCCACCAAATAAACTTACTGCTCGATATTGGTCGTGTAAGAATTGGTAAGTGTTCCCTATGCATATTACCATTCCTTACACACCAAGACCACAACAAGCCGAACTACACAAAAACCAAAAAAGATTTAAAATATGTGTATCACATAGAAGGTGGGGTAAATCAGTCTATGCAATTACAGAAATATTAAGAAAAGCATTAGAAATAAAAACAGAAAGAAACGATGGTAGATTTGCATACATAGCGCCTTACTATCGACAAGCAAAAGCTGTGGCTTGGGATTATTTATTATATTATACAAAAGATATTCCCGGAACGAAAATAAACCAATCAGAACTTCGTGTTGATTTAATAAATGGTAGTCGTATAAGATTGTATGGAGCAGGTGATGACCCTGATGCTTTGAGAGGAATATTTTTAGATGGTTGTGTTTTAGATGAGTATGCTGATATGTCTCCTAGAATGTGGAGTGAGGTGATACGACCTGCGCTTACTGATAGAAAAGGTTGGGCGATATTTATTGGCACTCCTAAAGGTAGAAATCAATTTTGGCAATTATATGAAGATGCAAAACACGATAGCGAATGGCATAGAGCAATTTATCGTGCAAGTGAAACAGGAGTAGTAGACCCAATTGAATTAGAAGCAGCAAAAAAACAAATGGGTGAAGATGAATATATGCAAGAGTTTGAATGTTCTTGGGCGGCAGCTATCAAAGGTTCATATTATGGTAACTTGATAATAGAAGCAGAACAAGAAGGTAGAATTACAAAAGTAGAAAAAGACCCAGCATTACCAGTTCACGTTGCTTGGGATTTAGGCATATCGGATAGTTGTGCTTTATGGTTTTTTCAAGTAACAATGGGCGAAGTAAGAGTTTTTGATTATTATGAAAGCGCTGGTGTAGGTTTAGACCATTATGTAAAAGTTATGGAAGAAATGAATGTAGAATATTGGGGTGATGATTATTTGCCACACGATGCTAAAGTAAGAGAGCTAGGAACTGGTAGAACTAGAGCAGAAACTTTAATAAATATGGGAAGGCGCCCACGCATTGTACCAAGTCATAAAATAGATGACGGAATCAATGCAGTACGATTATTGTTGCCAAAATGTTATTTTGATGATAAGAGATGTGAAAACGGATTAAATGCTTTGAGAAATTATCAGAGAGAATGGGACGATACTAAAAGAGTTTTTAGAAAAAACCCTTTACATAACTGGGCATCTCACGGCAGTGATAGTTTTAGGTATTTAGCTATGTCTTACAAAAATATAAGACCCAAAAAAAAAGAACCAGATATTATGAAAGAATTAGTACGAACACCTACACTAGATGAAATGATAGATATGTACGATAGAGAACAACGTAATAAACCAGAAAAAAGGATATAATTATGGCATACGGCTCAATGACAAAAGAACAAATGGAACAACTGATGATAAATGAGTTAAGAAAAAATACACAAATAGCTGATTATATGGGTAAGCCTATCGCTGGTTTTAGTGGTAAAGGAAGCTCAGTAAAAATTTACCGAAACCCACAAGGAGGATATTATGGCGATACAGGAGATTTTGATTTTTCAGCTAATAATTTAGATGAGCTTATGGAAAAATTAAAGAGAATAGGAGCAACTGATTTAGATTTTGGAAAAATATAATAAAGGAAAAAAAATGGCTTATGGTAAAAAAAAGAAACCTATGAATGGTGCTTTAAAAGGTAAGCAAAAAAATTTACCTACAGCATTGAAGAAAAAAATTATAGCATCAAAAAATAAAAAAAATAAAAAAGGATAAGGAGATATAATGGCAAGAGGAATGATGACAGAAGAAGAAATGTTAGCTCAAGAATTAAGAAAGCAACCTAAAATGCAAATGGCTGATGCTCCTATGATGACATTAAAAGATTTAGTAGAAATGATGCCAGCAGAACAAATAGAAGGCTATATTGGAAGTTTAGTTAGAAGTAAAAACGATATGGAAAAAATACAAGGTTTGATGTTAATGAGAGAATTTGAACAAATAGGAAAAGATATTTTTTAATAATGACCGATGAAGAAAAACAAATGATGATTGATATGTTAAAAAGAGAAAATAATTTACTACAGTATCATCAAGATTCTATTAATAAAAACTTAATGTTTGATGAACAAGGTAATCCTACTACAGTATATATAAGAGGAGCAGTTAATCCAGAACAACCTGATAGGTTGTATGCTGTTCCTAGCTATGATAATGAAACTGGAAAAATTATTGAGAATGAAAATAGGCTTACTGATATGGCTATGGAAAAAAATTTTTTTGAAACTATGCCTTATACAACAAGATATGAAGATAATAGAGATTTAACTGAAGAAGAACATATGGAATTAGTTAGAAAATTAAAAAATGTCATAAATAGGGACGGAACTATGATACAAAAAATAAGAGGAACTTATGGCAGAAACTAGAAAAGAAACAGTTAAACTACAAGGCACTGCAAGATATTGGCAAATGGAACTTGAAACTGCTGATGAAACTGAAAAAGATTGGCGTGAAAGAGGAAGAAATGTAGTATCTCGATATAGAGATGAAAGAGATGCTGATACCTATGGCGCTGGACTATATAAACAATTTAATATCTTATGGTCTAATACAGAAACAATGAAAGGCGCTTTATTTGCTCGTATGCCAAAAGCAGATGTGCGTAGAAGATATAATGACAATAATCCTATTACTAGGCAAGTTGCAATAGTATTAGAAAGAGCATTAGAATATGGAAACGAAGTATATTCAGCAGACAAACCTATTAAGGCAGCTATAGAAGATTATCTTTTGCCCGGCAGAGGTGTTGTTTGGGTAGTGTACGAACCTATTTTTGTAAAAGAAACTGTGCAAATGGAATCAATTGATGATGATGGTAATATGGTAATGATTGATAAAGAGGAAGAACGTATAGCTGACCAAAGATGTTATTTTCAATATGTTAATTGGGAAGATTATAGAGAAAGCCCAGCTAAAAGACCTGAAGATGTATATTGGAAAGCTAGAAGGCACTTACTTACTAGAGATGAATTAATTGAAAAAGGATTTAAAAATGCTCGTGATATTCCATTAAATTGGTCTCCTGAACCAACTGAAGGTTATCAGGAAGAATATTCTGAAATATTTTCAAGAGCAGAAGTTTGGGAAATCTGGGATAAATATACTAGAAAAAGATTTTTTATATCAAAAGGATATAATGAAGTATTAGCTGAAGATGAAGACCCTTATGAACTTGAAAACTTTTTTCCTTGTCCTGATTCATTAGTAGCTATTAGAACTAATGAAACCAGTATACCTATTCCAGAATTTACATTATATCAAGACCAAGCTGACGAACTTGATAGGATTACTACAAGGATAAGCAATCTAATAGAAGGATTAAAAAGGAGAGGTGTATACGATGCTTCTGTACCTGAACTATCACATTTAGCAGATGCTGGTGATAATGATTTTGTACCTTCAGAAAATTTTTCACAATTAGCAGCTAAAGGTGGGTTGCAACAAGTATTTCAACAAGAAGATATAGCGCCTATAGCACAAGTTCTAGCTGGTTTATACCAACAAAGAAACCAAGTGTTAGATACTATTTATCAAATTACTGGTATATCTGATTTGATAAGAGGTTCTACAAAAGCTAGTGAAACTGCTACTGCACAACAACTTAAAGCGCAGTTTGGTAGTATGAGAATGCGCAAAAAACAATCAGAAATTGCTGAATATATTAGAGATTTATTTAGATTAAAAGCAGAAATAATAGCAGAACACTACGAGCCAGAAACTTTAGCAGCTATGACAGCATTAGTAATTACTCCAGAAATGATGCAAATAATGCGAGATGATAAATTGCGTAGATACTCTATAGATATTGAATCAGATGCTACAGTTTTTACTAACGAAGAAGAAGAAAAAAGAACTAGAATAGAATTTTTATCATCATTTGGAAGCTATTTAGAAAGGGCAGTAGGAATAGCAACAAAATCGCCTGACCTTACGCCACTCGCTTTTCAAGCATTAAGATTTTTAATGGGCGCTTGGAAAGTAGGTAGGAACTTTGAAGATGTTATTGATAGAACGGAAGCTACATTATTACAACAAGCACAAATGATGAAACAAGCTGGAAGGCAACCTACAGAAGCTGAAAGAATAGCAGCACAAAAAATGCAAACTGAAATGGCAAAAGAACAACTTAAACAACAAGGTAAACTAGCAGATATACAAGCAAGAGAAAGAGCTTCTGGTAATAAAGTTTCTACAGAAGCGCAATCAAGCCGAGCCAGAGCGGAAGCAAAAAAAGAACTAGCGCTACTTGAAAGCGATATCAAAATAGCAGAAAAATTAAATGAGGAAGCAAGAGATGAGTTACAGAGATAATTATGATAATATAAAATGGTCTAAATGCACATTTAAACCTATAAAAGCAACTAAAAGAACAAAATCACATCAGGTTATGGGTGATATACAAGAATTTGTGTCTCCAATCGATAAAACTGTTATAGGCAGTCGTTCTCAAATAAGAGAACACGAAAGGAAACATAATGTCAGGCAATGTGGAAATGATTATACCAGTTCTACAAAACCTAAATTTTGGGATAATATGATTAACAATAAAAGAGGATAATATGACACAAGAAAGCACTCCTAATCAGGAATCAGCACCAGAAAAAGCACCAAATTTAGATGCAGTTTTGGAAGGTGCAATCAATCAAGCGCTACCAACTGAAGAAACACCTACAACAGAGGAAGTAAAAAAAGCTCCTCAACCTGACACTCCACAAAATGTGGAAGAAACTAATTCTGAAGAATCTAATTCTGATTCATTAGACCAGATAGCTACTGAAAATGAAACAGAAACCCAAGATTCTACCGAAGAACCTTCTGATGACACTCCAGTCGCAGCAGTTGATGGACAGGATTCGCAAGAACCTCCACTTGAAGCTCCAAAAAACTGGTCAGAAGAAGTAAGAAGTAAGTTCAAGGATTTACCTCGTGATGCTCAGGAGTATATGCTAAAACGAGATAAAGAGATGACTGCTGATTACACCCGAAAGACGCAAGAAGTAGCCGAACAACGCAAAAGTTTTGAATCATTAGATAAAGTTATAGCTCCAATGAGACAGCAAATATCAGCAAGTGGCATTAGTGAAGCCGAATATATATCAAGATTGCTTAATGCTGATTTAGCCCTCAGAAATAACCCAAAAATGGCAATCAAACAATTAGCACAAGGTTATGGTATTGACCTTTCGTCTTATGACAGTGATTCTGTTGAATATGAAACAGATTCACAAATTACCCAACTAAAACAACAAAATCAAGCAATCCTTGCAGAATTAAATCAGTTCAAACAACAAAATCTGCAATCTGCTAGACAACAAACTGAAAATCAAATAAACACATTTGCTAATACTAAAGACGAAAAAGGCAACTTGAAATATCCACATTTTGATAAAGTAAGAACAAAAATGGGAAATTTAATTGATGCTAATGAAGCAAAAGGTTTAGAAGATGCTTATGCGAAAGCTGTAAGATTAGATGATGAACTATATAAAGAATCATTAGACAATCAAAGAAAACAAGCTAAAGCAGAAGAAGATGCTAGAAGAAAAGCAGCAGTTGAAAAGGCTAAAAAAGTTAGACCTAGAACAGCTACTGCACCACCATCAGGTTCGGTTAAAGCTACAGATTTAGATGCCTTGTTAATGGAATCAATTAATAAAGTGGGTGTTGCTAAATGAGTTGTGGGATAACATTAACTTATAGAGAGGTATATTATGGCAACTTCGCCTAACAGTACATTTACTGAAATCGTTACAACTACTCTTGCTGGTTACTCAAAAACACTAGCAGATAACGTAACAAATAGTAATGCCTTACTACGTCATATTGATGCAAAAGGCAACAAACAAGTAGCTACTGGTAGAACCATTGTGCAAGAATTAGAATATGCAACTAACTCAACTGCAAAATGGTATAGTGGTTATGAAGTATTAGACACATCTACATCTAATGTATTCACAGCAGCTGAGTTTAATTATAAGCAATTAGCTGGTAACGTGGTTATATCTGGATTAGAACAGGTCGAAAACTCTGGGAAAGAAGCAATTTTTAACTTGCTTAAATCAAGAGTAAGAAACTTAGAAAAAACGTTAAACAATACTATGGCTACATCTTTGTATGCTGATGGTACTGGTACAGATGGTAAAGAACTAGGTGGATTACAGTTGATTGTTCCCGGTACAGTCGGAAACACAGTTGGTGGTATTAACTCTACCACTTACACATTCTGGCAAAATAAAGTGTATGATTTTAGTGCAGCATCAGGAAGTCCTACTCCTAGTGCAACCACTATACAAACAGCGATGAACACTTTATGGCTAGATACTACAAGAGGAGCAGATGTTCCAGATTGTATAGTAGCAGATACAAATTACTTTAATTTCTATTGGAGTTCTTTACAGACTAACCAAAGATTTACAAGTGATGATAATGCTAGTGCAGGCTTTATGAACTTAATGTTTATGAACGCACCTGTGTTCTTTGATGACCAATGTCCAAGTAATAAGATGTATTTCTTAAATACGGACTATTTATTCCTTCGT